GTGAGAAGCAGAGCAGGGAACGAAGGCAGGTTTGTAACGTGCCTTCGTTTGGCAAGTAAAGATGAGTTGGCCAGAGCAGGTTACTGGCTACACATTGATAAGCCTTGCTGGATTTTGGATGCAGCAATCAACGTGACAGGCGGCGGCCAAGAAAGCATCGGACTTGATGAATGGATGCGCCCAATCCGAGACAACGATGGAGAGGACGAGACATTGCAATGGGCTCCAGTTCCCACAAAGGAGACAGCATGAACGAAGAACGCGAAGACCGTGAACTAGACGCGCTACTAGCTGGAGGATTGTTCGGAGTGGCGTTTGCTTTTGCGATAGTGGGCGCAATTATTTTGCTAAACCTAGGGTAAACCCTAATACGCAGACGAAAAACAAGCGCTATGATTGAGCCATCAACAACGAAACCGGAGAGAAACATGCGCAACACAGCAAAGACAATGGAAAAGCAAGCAGAGATCAACGCAAAGCGTCACATTCAATCTTTCGTGCATATGGTTCGTGAAGGCAAGTCTTACACAGCCGCATGGGAAGTAATTAAAGAGCGCACAACATTGGGCGAAAGGGCTTGCCAAATTCTTTCCGATCGCTGCATCGCTGCTGAGATTGCTACACGATAAAACTAAGGGCACGGCCATTAAAAATGAATCATGAAAACACCACATAAACACGCAGAGCTAATAAAAGCATGGGCTGATGGATCGGAAATTGAAATGTACGAGACGCTTAGTGGTAAGTATGTACCTGTGAAATCACCAAAATGGCATGAAAGCAATCTTTACCGTATCAAGAAAGAAGATAAACCAGATTCAATTGCGCATTTTTATGCCTATTGTTCAGTTTATGGAGTATTTTGTGGAATAGCTGAAAAAAATCTATTTGAGCCAAATTTGAGATTTGTTTTTGACGGCGAAACAGGCAAGCTAAAAGAAGCAGAAGTGCTAAAATAGAACAAAGGGCAGGCTCAAGTGTCTCCCTCCGGCAGTCTCAATCCTAGACTGGACAATTCTCTCAAGTGCGACCACTGACAGCCCGTTTGTTTTGGCAGTGCAAGCATCAAAAGCGCCGAGCCTTAAACATAAACGCAATTGAGCGAATGGATGTGTTATCAAAGCGGCGGCGTGGAAGGACACGCAACAGCCAATCATCGCAGAGCTCCATGGTAGGGCGATGACGGGGTTTGATACCTTGTTGTACAAGGTTACTCGAAAGGGGCGTAAAGCTGGTATCAAGCCCAGCACGCTTTGATAACACTATGAAACCAGAAGACAAAAAAGACCTATCGCAATTCCTGCGTATTTCGGAAACACCTCCGAAGTACAGGATATGCGCTCATTGTCTGGAAGAAGTGGAAAGAGAAACGTATGACCAGCACATGCGAGACCATGGATATGAAATTCTCGAAGTGACGCCCATGAAATAAGCCACTTGGCATCTTCGATGCAGCTAAAGCAGGCGGCTTACTTGATGGTGAATGCGTAGGCTGATACGCAAGACCTAAATGCGAATGCAGCGCGGGTAAGGTGACAGTGCAGATAAATTCGATTCCTGCCTACGCTCCAGAGGTGCAAGCCCTCATTCAGGCCGTAAATGGTCAGGTGCATTGGGGAAACTGTAAGTCAGAGATCAGCACTGGCCGCCATCAACTATCACGCATGCGGATTGCGTCCTATTGCAGGAGCCCGTCCTTGTAGGCGGGGAACCAGTCGGCAGCCGTGATGGTGTAACTCAGTGAGAGCGGGGTCTAATAGGCTTCAGCCCGAGGGTGATCGGGATGGTAAACGCCAGCGCAGGTAAACCCCTGCCGCCATCAACACAAAAGCACAATCCATGCCTATAATTGAACATCACGGAAAACCCGAGGTAACACTATGGCAGGACGACCAATCAACAAGCTGCATCAAGACGATGTAAGGAAGAAGATACAGGCGAGTCAATTGATAAATCGCCTTACAGATCACGCACTTGGTGAAGTGGAGTTGAGCAACACCCAAGTGAGAGCGATTGAGATTCTTCTGAAGAAGACAATCCCAGACATTAGCTCCATTCAGATACAAGGCGATGCCGACAATCCCCTGAAAACGGTGATTGAATGGCAAACATAAAGCGCATTGTCATACCCTATAAGCCCAGAGGCGCGTTTGTAGACTTTCACAATAGGCGCACTCGCTGGGCTTGCCTTGTTGCACACCGCAGAGCAGGAAAAACAGTAGCCTGCATCAATGACCTAATTAAACGTGCATACACAGACGGAAAAGAAAACGGGCGCTACGCCTACATTGCCCCGTATCACTCGCAAGCTAAGTCAATCGCATGGGACTACCTGCTTAGATACACTGCGGATGTTCGTACTACCGCGAACGCTTCAGAGCTATGGGTTGAGCTATTCAACGGCGCACGAATCCGCTTATTCGGCGCAGACAACCCAGACGCACTCCGAGGGATGTACCTAGACGGGGTTATCCTTGATGAAGTGGCAGACATGCGCCCTAGGGTATGGGGTGAGATCATCCGGCCATTACTGGCTGACCGTGGCGGGTGGGCAGTGTTTATCGGCACTCCCAAGGGGCATAACTTCTTTTACGACATCTGGAAAACTGCCAACGCTTCGGATAACTGGTTTGCCACGTCAATTAGGGCCAGCACATCCGGCCTGATTAGCCCTGACGAACTGAAAGACGCCAGCCAAGGCATGAGCGATGACCAATATGAGCAAGAGTTCGAATGCTCGTTTGAAGCCGCTATCCTAGGCGCGTACTACGGCAAAGAGCTAAGGGTATTGGAAGACGCTGGACGGGTCACTGAGGTGGACTATGACCCTAAGCTGCCAGTGTTCACCGCATGGGACTTAGGCTATCACGACGATACAGCTATTTGGTTCTATCAAGTCACACACACTGAGATCCACTGTATTGACTATTACAGCGGTTCAGGATTATCGGTGGATGACTACGCAGACGCTGTACTGTCCAAGCCGTACAAGTACGAGCGCCACTACCTACCGCACGATGCAAGGGCAAAGACGCTGGCTAGTGGGGGAAAGTCAATCATTGAGCAGCTTGGCAAGTATTTGAACGTGGGTAAGATGGCTATTGTCCCTAGCCTATCGGTGCAGGACGGTATCCAAGCTGCCCGAGCCATGCTCCCCCGTGTCTGGTTTGACAAAGAAAGAACCGGCGAAGCTGTGGAGCTATTGAAGCAATATCAGCGGGAATGGGATGACGACAAGAAGGCATTTAGGGACAAACCACGGCATGACTTCACCAGTCACTGTGCTGATGGCTTTCGCATGATGGCGATAGCGTGGCGTGAAAACAAAGCAAAAGAACCCGAAAAACCCGCAGAATTTGCCATAAAAGGGGTAAATGGGCGCATAATTACTCAATCCCTAGATAAACTCTGGGCAGAAACCCCTACAAAGCGCGAGAGGTTCTAAATGCTCCAAGCAATCATTCAAGCCCTGAGAACATCCAAGCCTGAGCTAGGCGGCATGGCTGGGCAGGCACAAAAGGCAATGGCCGTAACCCCTGAATATCGGGCCTATCAGCTTGCCAAGCAGGAAAACGGACAAGCCCCCGTAAGCCTTGAATCATTTATGAAGGGTGAGCGATGAGCGTTCTATCCGTCATCAATGGACAAGTGCAGCTAGGCACGGCAGCACCCGCAGTCACTGACACATTCCAGAACGGAATTCTCACATCCACCGCAGGATTAAACCGAGCTATCGTTACTGGCGGGGATGAATACTGCAACGGCCTATTGCTGACAGACGCAGGACAGGTGCGCTACTTTGACGCCACGGCAGGATTACCCGCAGACGTTCAATGGTCCGATGGCCTTCCATTGTCTGCCAGTGGGTTGTGCATCTCTACCGGCCCCGCTGTAACTTATGCAAACGGCATTCCCTTTGCTGCTAATGGCGCGGTATCTGCCGCGATTACCCCATGACAGAAGACGAAATCAACCCGGTAGACGAACACCGCCGCTGGACGCAAGAGTTAAAACTTGCTCAGGATGAGGACAAGAAGTGGCAGAAGCGTGGAGACAAGATCGTCAAGCGCTATCGTGATGAGCGCCAAGGCTGGAGCGATTCCGGCAAGCGCTATAACATCCTCTGGGCAAACATCCAGACAATGCTCCCCGCCTTGTATGGCCGCACACCCCGAGCACAAGTAGAGCGCCGCTGGAAAGATAAAGACCCCGTAGGCCGCACAGCTTCGGTAATTCTTGAACGCGCACTTCAATACGAGATCGACCATTATGGTGACTTCGATAACACGAATAAACATGCGGTACTTGATCGGCTACTGCCGGGACGCGGAACAGCGTGGGTTCGATTTGAAACGAAGGAAGTGGCAGAAGCGGAAAGCGTAGAGCAACCGGTCGAGGATGTGATGGGCGAGCAGCCCGACATGACCTATGAATGCACTCCCACTGACTACGTTTTCTGGAAAGATTTTCGCTGCTCACCCGCTCGCACATGGGATGAGGTGGTATGGGTAGCCCGTCGTATTTACATGAGCCGTGCAGACGGTGTAAAGCGCTTTGGCGAGGACTTTAAAGAGGTTCCCCTTGCCCATGAGCCTATCGGACTAGACGACTTGAGCAAAACAGGCGCAAGCCAAGCCGAGCAAGAGAGCTTGAAGAAAGCCATTGTCTGGGAAATTTGGAGTAAGAACGACAAGCGGGTATACTGGATTGCCGAGGGGCATACCAAGATGCTGGACAGCAAGGAAGACCCTTATGGGCTAGACAACTTCTGGCCATGCCCTAAACCGCTTTTCGCTACCCAGACGACTGACACGCTAGTCCCAGTCCCTGACTACGCTCTCTATCAAGACCAAGCCGAAGAAATCGACATGCTGACGCAGCGTATCGGCATGCTCACTGAGGCATTGAAGGTTGTAGGCGTGTACGACGCAAGCCAGCCAGCTATTGCGCGAATGCTGAATGAGGGCGTGAACAATACCCTCATCGGCGTGGATTCGTGGGCGGCATTTGGCGAGAAGGGTGGATTGAAGGGGACGGTAGACTTCCTGCCGCTTGACCAAGTGGTGATGGCCCTAACCCACTGCTACACAGCGCGGGAACAGGCTAAACAGGTTGTCTACGAGGTCACCGGCCTGTCAGACATCATTCGAGGCGCGTCTATGGCCTCCGAGACTGCTACAGCGCAACAGATCAAGAGCCAATATGCCTCTTTGCGTCTCAAGCGCATGCAAACCGAAGTGGCGCAATTCTGCTCTGAGTTGCTACGCATCAAAGCTCAAATGATGTGCGACCTGTACAGCCCTGAGAGCCTGATTCAAATGTCTGGCATTCTGGGGACTGATGACGCGCAATATGCCGAGCAAGCTATTGCTCTGATTAAACAGGAACCCGCTCGGTCATTCCGCATCGAAGTTGCCGCTGACTCTCTGGTGGAAATGGATGAAATCGGCGAAAAGCAGAGCCGCACGGAGTTTATGCAGGCATTCGGCGCAGTTTTACGCGACGCAGTGCCAATGGTGCAAGCTGCCCCCGAAATGGGCGCTCTGGTGGGTGAAGTCCTGCAATTCGTAGTCCGCACCTTTAAAGGTGGGCGTCAACTTGAGAATGTGCTGGAAAACACCATTCAAAAGATGAACGAGCCTAAGCCAGAAGCCGCGCCACAGCCTGACCCAGAGCAGATCAAGGCTCAGGCCGCTATGCAACTAGAGCAGGCTAAACAATCAGCAATGGCCCAGACTGAGCAATTCAAAGCCCAGAACGCGCAAGCCATTGAAGCCGCGAAGATGCAGCACGCTATAGAACTGGAGCAGATCAAGCAACAAGCCGAGACAGAACGCGCAATGTACCGCGCACAGCTTGACAGCGAGACAAAGCTACAGATTGCCGCAATGAACGCGCAGGCCGCAGAAAAGCCAACCGCACAAATATCCATTGATGGTAAGGAAGAGTTAGGCGCAGTGGGCGAGGAAGTGAAGGCGATGGCATCTCAAGCAGTGGCAGGAGTTGACGCACAATCGCAGGCTATCACTCAGGCTGTGACCATGCTGGCAGACGCTGTGCAGCAAATGAACCGGCCTAAACGACGGATGGTAGAGCGTGGGCCTGATGGCCGCGCTATCGGTGTAATTGAAGTGAGCGAGGACTAATCATGGCTGATTTAATTGGTGTAGTGGGCGAGGTCAAAATGACCATTGAAATCAAGCGAGCAGCTACCGGAGAGACTGAAACGGTAGAGCTAGTCGGCTT